CCAGGTGTAGGTGGTGATGACTATGAAAGATGGTATGACTATCAGGATGTAGTATTGACAAAAGGACATTGGACAAATAAAAAACCGCCGCCACCGGCAAAATCGTTTTGGAGAAGAGCCAAATGAGATGGATTCACTGGATTCACATAAGGTGAATCAAATGGTGAATCGATGGATAGACTAAGCATGAATCAAATGATGAATCGAATATTATTATTTATAATTCAATTATTACATTGGGTATTTTTAATCATAACTGGTATATCTGTGCCGTTGGTTTTAATTCATGAGCCCTTTTATGTATCATTCCCAATATGTGCTTGGATAATGCATTTAACATTTAGCAAAACATTAAATTGTCCGTGGACCAGATTAGAAAACACATATAGGAGAAAGGTAGGTAAGCCTGAGATTAAAACCTTTATAGGGCATTATATAATTAAGCCTTGGAGAGATTTCCCTTTATGATAAACTATAGTGTAGCAGATATAGTGTTTTCTTTTTCATTTTACTCATATTGGACGCACTTATTCAAGAATATTTATAGTATACATTTTATATAATTTATAAAACAACATAAGTGGTTAATAGTGGGGGATAGTGGGTAAGTATTCCTTTTTTATCATAATGATTAACTCAAAATATATATATTTGTAATATACAAAGATATCAAAATAATACTACGCACGCACACCCCGATTATATTTTTTTTATGGGGTATTTCGTCTTTTTTGCTTGTTTTTCTCGTTATTTTGTGGTATATTTGAGCATTCAACCACAAGCTAGGTATTTGGATTCATTACCGAACTATTCATTATTAAGCTTTTGTGTAAGAAAATAAATGAAAAAAAGTGAAAATAATGCTTGACTTGTTCAATTATTATGTGTATATTTAGGGGTAAACAGAGAGATAAAAAAAAGGAATTGATACCGAAATGACTTGAATACTGCCCGACTCGACCTAGAGATAACATTGAAAAGAGACTAAGGGCGTAAAGTCTCACGGGCCAAAAATAAAGACTTCTTAAACACCTTGTAATGAGGTTGACGGACCAGTCATTCGGTGAGTTAAGATATAGAGGGGGTTGTGACGACTAATCCCCTCTGAAAATTTAATGAAAATAATCGAAAATAATGCTTGACTTATATATGTTTTTAGTGTTATATTTAGGTGTTAAGAAAAGGAAAAAACAATGACATTAGTTAATTTAGAAATAGCTTATGAGGTTTTAGGTAAAACAAAACCTATGGATTCACATAGTGAATCGAAAGAAGAACCATATGACCATTCAATGGATTCACATAGTGAATCGATCGATACGATTGACCCTGATGAACCTGATATTCCAGGACCTCCTTATGATTCTTATGGTTATGATGATGAAGATGATTTTTTAGATAAGTATTGTGATGAACATCCAGATTTCAATGACGCTATGAATGGATTGTATAAATAAACATGGCGAAAATTATCAAAAAAGGATTAGCCAAAGTGGGAGATCGAGTTCTATCCGGAAGTTTATCAGTACGCTCAATGGTGAAATCCAGCAAGTCAACGAAGAATCCAAAGAAACAGCTTCGATTCGCAAGTCCTTCGGCATCGATCTATAAAAGCGACTCGATAGTCATTATAAGCAATATAAGCGGTATGGATTCACATAGTGAATCGAGTGAATCGAAGAAATTTAAGCAGAAAATTAATAAAACTAAACGGGAGTCCACTTGAAGAAAAAAATAGATCCAAAACTACAGGCTATCTTGGATATGAATAAAGCAATCGACCAAGACAATAGTGCTAAATCGTCCAAAAAGGATGAATTTCGACAGCAAATGAAAGATGATGACATTACCCTACAGGACGACTACATTGGACATTTAATGGGGGATATAAATCATCCAGATGATTCAATGGATTCGTATGATTATGATGACATGGAATTAGAAGATTATTATTTAGATTAAAATAAATGCAAATAATGCTTGACTTATATATGTTTTTCGTGTTATATTTAGGTGAAATGAGAATTGAATAGGGTACTAATATAAGGAATAAAGCATGAAAAAGCCCAAGTATAAGAAGGTAAAGGTAGGAAATCGGTACTTTAAGCTTAAAGTGGCTGACTTCTCTGACGATAAGAAGGATTGGGACCTGTACAAAACCAATAAAAAGAAGTATTTTGACAAGTTTGGCAGTTAGTTAGCTAGCGTGAAATGAGAATTGAACAACACAACATAACCTTTAAACACCGATTTCAAGGCCGAGTCGGTGCCAGAGTGGTCTAATGGGGCGGATTGCAAACCCGCTTTTCGTGAGTTCGAATCTCACCCGGCTCTCAAATTGAATATAAATAAAAATAATGCTTGACTTGTTCGATTATTATGTGTATATTTAGGTGTCAAGATAAGGAAAAAAACGATGAATTTAAAAAATGAAATCAGAAAAGTAAGTAGTCTTTCGGAACTAAATGAACTATCAGCGTTCATATCCGAATGCAAGACTATGCTGGGTAAAGCCACATTAGCTGTTGGTTCTAAAGTATGGGTAGTTCAGAAGACTAAAAGAACTGCTGGAGTCATCACTAAGATGAATATCAAGAAAGCTTTAGTTGATATGAATGGAATGACTTATAGAGTACCATTTTCAATGTTGGAATTAGCCTAAAATAAATGAAAATAATGCTTGACTTATTCAATTATTATGTGTATCTTTAGGTGTCAAAAAAAGGAAATAAACAATGAAGTCAAAACCCACTAAACCCCCTGTCGGAACTATCGTTAAGATAGAGATGTCTGGGAATAGATTTAACGCTTTCGATGTCGATGGTAATAAATGGACTCACGCCATTATTACTTCTACTCGAAAGTCAACATATAAAGCCAATAAGGCTTTGGAAATGCGTGAGAAGAATGGAAGGACTTATTGGTGGAAAGTGCCAATGGCTGAGTTTGAGTCAAAAGAGTATCATTCAAAGAATATACCTACTCCACCAGCTGAAGTCGAAGTACCTGATGGACATGCTGAAGTAGTGGAGTTCATTAATAACTCTTATGGTTTGAAACCTAAAGGGTTGATTATGAAAGAATTGAAGTGGAAGTACTTGATAAGGTCTGCCGTAAGGGGTAAGAACATTATGATGACTGGTCAAGCCGGTTGTGGTAAAACAATGGCTGCCAAAGCATTGGTTAAAGCCTTGGATAGACCAGAGTACTACTTTAACCTTGGAGCCACCCAGGATCCACGGTCGACCTTAATAGGAAATGTACATTATAATAAAAAAGACGGTACTTACTTTAGTGAATCATTATTCGTTAAAGCCATTCAAACACCAAATGCTGTCATTCTTCTTGATGAATTAACAAGAGCTCATCCAGACGCATGGAACATCTTAATGCCTGTTCTCGACCAAGGTCAGAGATATTTGAGATTGGATGAAGCTGATGGACAAACTACCATCAACGTGGCTAATGGTGTTACATTCGTGGCTACGGCTAATATAGGTAATGAATACACGGCAACTCGTCAACTTGATAAAGCCTTAATGGATAGATTCACCATCATTGAAATGGACTTATTGAATCAAGAAGAAGAGCTTGGATTACTCAAATATATGTTCCCTACTGTTGATGAAACTGAGTTAAACAATATAAGTAATATAACTAATTTAACTCGTGTTGAAGCCGTGGCTGAGAATGCTAGAATTTCATCTGGTGTCTCCACGAGAACATCAGTAGAGATTGCTGGACTACTGTTTGATGGCTTCTCACTACTGGAGTCAGCAGACATCACAATCTACCCTCAGTACGACAATACTGGCGGAGTCGATAGTGAACGTACCTTCGTTAAACAAATCGTTCAGAAGTTCGTCTCAGATGAGTCCAGTGATGAGCTGTTTACAGAACACGACATGGATTCTGAAAGCTAAAAACATCGCCCCATCTCCGAGGTTCTCATGTCTGACATGGGTTAAAAGGCCTCCGAGATGGGCGACTCACCTGGATTCACTGGATTCACATAAGGTGAATCAAATGGTGAATCGATTTAAAATAGGGGCTGGTTTCTTCCTTTTCTGGCTCCTATTTTCGTGCAACACCGATCTTCATTTGGTAGTCCAAGACTTAAAGTATTACTTGAAGGTCGCTAGACTGGCGCGCATTTCCCGACCAATTTTTCACCCATGGCTTTTTTATTGCTATGTCTGACGACATATTTGACAGAATAATATTTCTCTGGTTAAAAAAAAAATAATACTATTTATTAATGCCTATAAACTTGGAAAACCAAATGATTAAAACTAAAAAACTATGTAGACATTGTGGCGAGACTAATGTATCGTTATTTTATAAATCTAAAAATAAGGATTGTAAGTCCTGTTTAAGTACAGTTAGAAAAGAACTATGGACTAATGATGAACAATACCGCAATTCTAGATTAGAATATAAGAAAAAAAATAAGGAAAGGATAAGAAAGACAAATAAAAAGTATTGGTCTAAGAACAGAGATAAGATATTAGCTTCTCAGAAAAGATACTATTATGAAAATGGTGGTAAAGAAAGGTTATACGAGTATCAGAAAGAATATCATAAGCAACGCAGTCAGCAACGCAGTCAGGTAGAGGAACGAATAGTTTCCGCATCAATGAAACGTCATCCGGGACTAACCAGGGAGGAAGCACTGGAGATGTTAGACTTAATAGTCTAAAGCCGTTTTATGATTTCTATCTACTTATTTATATGTATGATTCATTAAATATATCTCATTTGATTCACTGGATTCGCCATTTGATTCACGTAGTCAATCCAGTTAATCTCATCACTCCTATGTCAATTTATTTAATCATTGCATTATTTTCATTTATGCACAATCCATTACTCTCTCAAACCACCGATACGGATTCGAATAGCTATTCGATTCCAATGGAACAATACTCAATAGTGAAAAAAAATCATTGGTTTGCTGAATTATTAAATTCAAATGGAAACCTAAATACCCATACGTTAAATATGGACAGGGGATACATTACTCATGAATTCTTATATACGAAAGAATGTATATCATTAAACGTATACTGTACTAAACATAATAAAATAATTCAAATTCATATTCCAATCAGCGGTAGTTGGGATAATGGTAATGAACCCAATCAATACTATGATACCGAGTATTTAAATAATCCTTAAATAATTAAATCTTATTCATATGAAACTATATGATAGAATAAAGCTTTCTTTACAACTAATAATAAGTGCACTTATTGGACTGGAAGTATCCATTCAACCTAATCCTTTTATTAAACCATTGGTCTTTCTATTGATTATCTATATAGCCATCATACATGATATACCTGGTAAATGTACACAACTATACATTGATGTGATAAAAAAATATTTATAATTTTTCTTCTGATTCATCCTATTCTCTCATCTATATTAACTCATTTTAATATTTATTAATGGAAAGAACATTATGGAAGAACTTAAATCCCTTATAAATGAATACTCTTGGCTACTCATTACAGGTGTGGCTTTACTATTGTTTAATAATACCATACGAGAATCAGTAGATGGTATAATGTTATTTCTCGGCAATGATTATAACGAAGATGATGTCGTTGAAATTGATGGTTCACCAGGTCGTATAATTCGTGTTGGTATATGGAAAACAGTATTCTTTATATATCATATAGTGAATGGTAAGATAGTCGGAGGCTCTAAGTTAGTCGTGGCCAATAGTAAGTTAAAGGACTTAAAGATAGAAAAACCATTACCGACATTAGATTTATCTAAATATCAAAATGAACAACATGATGAATAAATTAGCACTTAGCACTGTTGTACGAAATCTAATACTCACGTTATTCTTCAGTATTAATAAATGAGTGACTGGTGAATATTTGCATTTGTTATACTTTTACTTTACGCCTTCTACAAAAATACTTAATATAATGTATTCCCTAAATATTATGTTTTTTGGGGAATACAATCATTATACATCATAATAACCGTGGGGATGGTGGAAAGTAGGATATCACCATCCCCGTTTTTACTACCTACTTACCTTTAAATAAACCCACCAACACCAACAGAGCGACAAGCCCAGCAAATCCGGACTCACCGAATGTGTTTATGATTGATGTCAGGTTACCAATAACATTAACGCCGAAGATACCAGCTCCAAAGATAACTTCAGATACAGCACCAATGGCTACAAAAGACAGCATTAAATGACTTACATCATCAACCCAGCCTTTTATCATTGTTATTACTTCCTTCATGGTTATTCTCCGTTAAGTTACAACAGACAACATGCCTGTCTATAATAAATAATAATAAAAGTAAAAATAATACTTGACACATATAGGTAAAGTGTTGTATATTCACATATGAAAAAAACATTAAACACTAAACAAATAAAAGAACTAAACCGTAAGTTATCATTACCTGAAGTTCGCATGGGTCCTCGTAGAGAACTTGTTCCACCTAAACTCACTCAAGCCGAATGGAATTATTTAGTCTTTGTTTCATTGGCTAAAGTTCGTGAAGCAAATGGTAATCAATTTGGGAAGAAATTAAAATGAAACAATCAGGACACGCTATGAAAAAGAACACAGTTATATTTGACCTTGATGGTACTCTAGCTAATATAGATGCTCGGAGAGCAAAATCCTTAACCAATGATAAAATGGATTGGGATGTATTCTTCGACCCCGATAATATTAGTTTAGATACACCTAATAAACCAGTAATTAAAATGGCTCAATTACTTGCCGAAGATGGATTTAAAATCGTTATCTTTTCAGGTAGGAATGATAGGTCGTTCTTCACTACTAAGTCTTGGTTATCTCGCAATAGAGTTCCATTTCATCTGTTAGTTATGAGACCTGATAAGTTCAAGGATGATTCCTGGCCCATCGCCGATGGTAATCCAGCTACTAAAGAAATGAGGTTTATGCCTGATGAAATTCTTAAAAAAGAGATGTTAGATACTTTCGTAAATATTGATGATGTCTTTCTTGTAGTTGATGATAGAGACAAGGTTGTGAAGATGTGGAGAGACTTAGGTTTAAATACTTTCCAAGTAGCACCAGGAGATTTTTAATGAATGAGTTTGAATCAATTGCTTGTAAGGTTATGGGGTTTGTAATATTCTTACTACTCTTAATTTTATGGATACAACTTTAAAACATTATGCAGACATTTCTACCATACGAATCATTTAGTCAATCCGCTAAAGTATTGGATTGGCGTAGACTTGGTAAACAACGAGTCGAGGGTATGCAGATAATAAATGCTATACAAAATCCAGATGCTAAGGGTTGGAGAAATCATCCTATTACTATTATGTGGACACCTTATGTGGAATGTCTTAAACTCTATACTAATACAATAATTACTGAATGGATTAGTCGTGGGTATAATAACAATATGAAGTTTTATGATGTCAAGCCCAATATGGATATGATTGACATTCCTCATTGGTTAGGTAGAGAAGATTTTCATTCATCACATCGTGCTAATCTACTTCGTAAAGATTTAGAGTGGTATGGGCAATTCGGATGGACAGAAAATCCAGAATCACCCTATGTGTGGCACGACAGAGAAGGATTGTGGTATGAACAAATGGTAAATACTGGAAATAGAATATATTTATAAAATATGGGGCTCGGGAATGCTTGGGGTGTTCACCTCCTTTGCACGGAGGATATCAGCGGGGTTCGAATCCCCGGAGCTCCACTCGGTATTATGATAGATAATAAAAAGTTAGCAAAGTATATAGTCAAAGAGATGGGTGGATGTACTGTTAAAGGATTGGGTAAGGATATGTTATTTGTAGAGAAGCCACTAGAATCTACATTAGAGTTTTGGATAGAACAATTTAAGTTAAGAAAGTGTGTAGGCCACTCCGAGTGGTCAGACAGATATCAATGTAATATATGGGTTTCAGATTATAAGGAATAAGATGAGTGAGAAATTAGCTAAATACATCTATGGTGAAATACAAAATTTAACTTGGAGAAATCGAGGTGAATTATTTCAAAAATTAACACCAAGTGCATTGTCTCTTTGGATAGAGCAATTTAATCTTAGTGATAGCGACGGACAGAAAAAATTACATAAAAAATGGGGGTCTGATGGTCACGGAAACATTTGGATTGAAAAACACGATGAGTCAGGTGGCTAATTATGAAAACGTCAAGTAATAAAAAAGAATGGATGTACGAAAAATTAAATAGGTTAGTTAAGTTATGTAAAGCTACAGAACCAGACCAACCTGATGATAACCATTTATTTCAACCAAGTAATATAGAGGCTCATAATCTACTTGTGGATGTCGAGCAAAGATATGATGAGATGATGCCACATGAAATAAAAGAAATAATGGTTGATGCTAATAAGATATGGAAGTTTAGAATAAAGGTACGGAACGGTGATGTTGACTGGAACTGGCGAAGTAAATTGGATCAAGAGTTAGAGAGTATGATAAAACAAAATCAAATTATTGGTGCTATCAAACATTACAGAGTAGAATACGAGAAGGAAACAGGCACTACAACAACATTAAAAAATTCTAAACATTATGTAGATAAAATAAGAGATAAAATGAAACAACAGGGATTATTGTAAATTAACTCACACTCGGAGATATAATGAAAAAACTAACTAAAGAAATGGTAAAATAATGTTAACTTTTATACAGGAACTCTTTGGAAATGAAAAATAAATGAAAATAATGCTTGACTTTATCATTTATTCTTTGTATCTTTGGGTGTTAAGAAAAGGAAATAAATAAACAAATGGAATATAAAGAAGCATTAGACAATCTACTTATTGAGATTGGTAATGACTATGATTCTTGGAGTGGTATAGAACCACCTCGTGATATGGATGAATTGACTTTAAAGATTAAAACAGAAAGTTCTCATAGGTTTAAGAATGAGTTAAGAATTACTACTGGTAGGAAATTTGATAAGATAATACACGGCTCATCAGTTTGGGGTTTTGTTGCTAAAAAAGCTGGTGTACATAAAGGAATACCTTACTTTACCGGTGATGTATTCAAGGCTGCTACTTGGAGAGCACCAGCTAAACACGTCAGAGGTTCTATATTTTATGATGGTTCTGATTGGTATTCATGGACAGGTCCTAATTACTTATAATGAATTACGTTAAAAGAAAACAACAATTAGACCACATCTTAAAAGATGAATCCTATTGGGTTAATGATAATGGCTATAAGAGTTTTGTAGCTGATATGCATAATAAGCTTTCAGGGGGATATAGTTTATCAGAGAAACAAGAAACTGCCATAAACAATGCCATTAGTAATTATGCTAAATATTTCTTTAAAAAAAATGATCCTAATTATAAAACAAAAAAAGAAACAGCGGTTCAGAAAGTAAGGATGGTTCAAAAACTATTGTATGAATGTAATTACGAAAGAAGTTATGAATATGGTGCTGAAGATTTCTTAAATAGTGTAGAGAAACAAGTTAAAAATCGTGGTACTTTAAGTATCAAACAAAAACAGGCATTAAATAAAATGCATAAGAGATTTAAGAAAAGACTTAAAAAATAATGTTTAAGTTGTTATTAAAAAAATATTATAAACATAGTCCAGAATGTCATTGTGGTTGGACTATGAAACCATTTGAAAGATATACTGATAGATATCAATGGAAATGTATCTGGTCTAAATGTAGGTGGGAAGCATTTGATGGTGGTGATGGTAGATTACATTGGTGGAAAAGGGGAACCCGACGTATTCCTTTAAGTCATAGTATTAAATACACTCGAAATAAAGTTTTAAATTATTTTAAAAAACTTAAAAATAATGCTTGACTTTATCATTATTTTGTCGTATTATTAGGTGTTAAGAAAAGGAAAAAAACAATGACATTAAAAGAAATATTAAACACGTTAGTAGAAATAGAAGGTCATTTAGATGACGCTTACTATTCTTTGCCAGAATGGGAAGGTGTTTCAGAAGGCAAGTCTTATATAGATGGTGCACGAAATGACGTGTATAATCTTAAAGATGAAATCGAAAGAACTCTATTGGATGAAGATAAAGTTATATCTGGAAAAGAACTAGAAGAAGTTATGAATACACCTGTAGTAAATCCATTATAATTGAAAAGACAAACATTATTAAATAAATTAAAATCCTTGAGAACTCGCATTGAAGATTGGTGTGAGAAAAATGGTTATGAAAATATGGGTAATTATGTTGAAAGGAAAAATTCGGATGGTAAAATCGTCTGGAAACGTAGTGATTGGGAACACGTAGATGCCCTACATGATACGATTCTTAATGACGATACGGTTGTTTATACTAAATCAACTTTAAAACAATTGAATGAAATGTGGAAGAGATATGAATTTGATGTTGTAGTATTGAATGATACTATAAGTGCGAAATAATAAAGCCAATATATATAAGAAATAGCCAACGAAAAGACTCTCAAAAAATTTTAAAAAATTCTCTCATATGGAAAACAAATCAATTTACCACATCATCGTAGAAGAATTCATGGAGTTCGGATACTATCGGGCTCAAGAAAAACTCAATAAGTTATATGATGAAGATAAAATATCTTTGGTGCAGAAAGGTAAGATAATGGATAACTTATCTAAGTTACAAATGATGACATCAAAGGAATTAAAGTTTTTTAAAAAACTTAAAAAAAAGACTTGACATATATTAATATTATGTGTATATTATGGTACAAGATTTGGGTTGATTAGGATATTTAGTTATCACTGCTAGTATCGGTACTGCTGATACTTCTGGCATCAACTCATAGTTTTTTGACAATTTGGAAATAGGAAGCACAAAGACTTGCTATCTTTGTGTGGGATTGACAGAATAAACTCTTTTTTAGAGAAAGGGGTTATTGTTCAGTAAGTTCTTCTTGTGGTGAGATTTTAATAGCTCGAATGTGGGTAGTTAAAACGGAGACATCTGTGAACTGAAAGAAATGTCATAATACTAAGAAAAACAACGATTTTTCTAACTCATTGTAAGAGAGTGGTTTAATAACCGAGATTCTTACCATTGTTGCCTAATAACCCATGATAAAGGGGTAAGGCATAACATCAGAAGTTGTGTTCACTTCAACGGGATTAACCATCTTTCGGAGTAACTTTCGTAACTGAAAGGATGTTAGTATGAGTAGTAAACTTTATCAGACCTTTTGGCATTTGTGAGTAATCGTTAGTCTCACATCCTACCTAAATTCCAAATATTTAAATAGTGGCTTGAATTCTTAGTCCTCACAGATAAATGGCTTAAAGATGACGAGTCACTATTTATTAATAACATTAACAAACGAAAGGGAAATCATATGTTAAATAATAATCGACTACACTTTTTATTAGGTGTATTATTTACTTCTTTATCAGTAGTATTGTATAAAGAAATCACACATAATCCACCTACAATTCAAACCAAAACAGAAACCATTGTTCGTATGGTAAATGCTCCTTTAATTAGAGGCGACTTTGAATTGGAAGCTAATGAAATTAATTCAACTTTGAATAAATCTAAACTTAAACACTTATTAATTTATACTAATGCATTATGTGATGAATATGGTGTAGATTATGATATGGTTAAAGCCGTAATACAAACCGAATCAAGTTGGGATCATAAAGCAATATCAACGAGTGGTGCTATTGGATTAATGCAAATATTACCCGAAACTGCTATGTCTGAATTCAAAACACCAAAAAACGATTTATTTGATCCTTATATTAACGTTACCGTAGGTATTAAATACTTATCACATTTAAATAATCATTTTGATGACATGGATGCTACACTTACGGCCTATAGTCATGGTCCTACCATTACGAAAAAGTATAGTTCAAATTATATTAAGAACAACTTTTATGTAAAGAGAATATATAAGAATTTATAATGAATTATTTACTAATGGTTACCTTGGGTGTATTAGCACCTATCGTATTAAACTTACTACATTTGATTATTGGAACTTATGTTGTTATGCAACGTGGTAATACTATGTCACTGGGTTTTACTGGTATAAGTTTCTTAACTAAAACAATAGGAATGTTATTCTTAACTTGGTTAGGTATAAGTAAGGTGGGATTGGATTATCAGATTTATGTTCCAATACTTTCTTTTACTTGGTTCTTCTCTCATATATGTGAAGCGTTTGTAATACAACATTATATGGAAAACAATGTTCCCAAGTGGATACAAGATTTACAAATAAAATAAATGCCTTTAAGTAGATTCGGTAAAAGAAAAAAACATACCTTTGGTAAGAAAAAGGAAAAATGGAATGGAGACTTTCGTAAACCACCAAAGCCTGATTCATATTATGTACAAGAGAAAGGAATATGCCGTTGGTGTGGTAAAAAGATTATAGAGAATAAAATACACAATACTCGTAAGTCTTGGCATCAAGATTGTGCCACGGATTATATGATAATACACCACCCTACAGAAGCAAGAAAACATATATGGAAACGAGACAAAGGAAAGTGTAATGATTGCGGAAAACAATGTACAAGACGTACTTGGGACTTGGACCACGTTAAACCATTGATGGAACAAAAGGGAATTAAAGCCAATAAGTTAGATTGGTCATACTATGGATTAAATAATATGCAAACCTTATGCCGTCCCTGCCATAAGAATAAAACTAAACAAGATATGATGAATAATAAAAAATAATGCTTGACTTTAATGTAATTTATGTGTATATTATATCGGATAAACAAATAGGTTATCGTTCTCCAAAGAATTGAATCTCATTTTAAGAGGTTCTATATGGGGCATAGTTCTTTCTTCCTTTCTTCTATGCCCCTAAAATTTATTTAAACATAAGAGGTTAATAATGAATAAAAAAATAGATATGGCACAATTTATGAAGGATTGTATGCTAACTAATAATGATAAAAAACAAATGAGATCACTTGATAATAAAACAATGAAAACTGATCCTAATTATAAAAGGAATAAACGAATCAATCTTGAATATTACGATGAAGATGAATTAGACACTATCGAAATGGACGATTATACGGATGATGAATAAAATATCACATTGATATAACACTTAAACTTTAAACGATTTTATTAATACGGCACTATTTATGGATATATATGAAAAATCAAGACGAACAAATCGTAATTGTTTTAACTACCATCATGACTAGATTAGATGAATTAGAATTCGCACAATCTCAACATAAAGAAATGTTCTATAAAGTCAAAAAAAGATTATTAGAATTAAATGATAATCTAAATGATATATTAGATGTTGTTGAAGGTGAAGATATTGAAATGATTGATACGGTAAAAATCAAATATTCTAAACTACGTAATATAATTGATAATGAATTATGTGGAGATGATTATGATGATGACGATATTAAACAATTAATGAATCAAATAATTGGAGAATCTTAATGCATGAATTTTTGGCATTTCTACAAGAAGTGCGAGATTTATTATTAATAATTGAAGAAGATAAAGATTTAACGTACCTTACTGAAGTGATTGATAAAGTCGAAGAAGAAATAAAAATAATAGAAGAAGAATCTTAATTGTTACATTACATAATAACCGTTTTATTAGGAATTATTGCACTCTGTATGAGTTTAGTAACTTTTTATGCATTGAAACGAATTAATAACTATGAAGAAATAATACTAAATATAAACAATACTATAGAAAATATAAAACATCAACTTAAAATAATAGATAATAAAGGTACATTCGAATCCGATGATGAAGTTGGTTTTTTCTTCGATGAGATAAAACAACTTGGGAACGAATTAAATAATTTATTTGAAACCGAGGTTGATGATGGCAACAAAGAAAGTAGTAAAAAAGAAAAGAAAGAAAAAAAGTAAAATATATTTTGGCACACCAGTACATGATGCCATTATAAGATATAATCATTCTGATAACCCAATAGTCAGAGATAGAATATACACCGAAAAAATTCATGCTGCTTTTTTAAAGTTAGCAGAAAATATAATTAACACCTTTAAGTTTAGTTATTTCAGTTATGGATTTAGAGACCTACAGGAAGAAGTAGTTTCTAATTTAGTTATCAATATGCATAAGTTTGATGAGACTAAAGGAAGTAAAGCATTTAGTTATTTCTCCGTAGTAGCAAAGAATTATCTTATATTAAATAATAATGCTAACTATAAGAAGTTAAAAATTCATGATGATATTGATAGACTCTATGACGTAGGAGTAGATGATGAAGTTATAGAAAAATCACCATCCATTGATGTATTTAAAAAGACACTAACTTATTTTGAAAATAATTTAGAAAGTTTATTCCCCAAACAACATGATAAAGACGTAGCTGAATCTATATTGTTTCTCTGTAGAAATAAAGATAATATTGATAACTTTAATAAGAAAGCTTTATACATAATGATTAGAGAAATGACAGATGTCAAGACTTCTAAAATAACTCAAGTATCTAATGTGTTTCGTAGAATATACCCAAAAATACAACAAGAAGTTTTAATTAGAGGTCATATAAACAACTTAATAAACACAGGTTCTTTGTAATAACTTTCTAATCATTCTATATTTATTATTGAATGTTATGGAAAAAGACTTTAAAATATTTGGTGATAAGAACTTCTCTGATTTATCTCAAGAGATATACGAGAATTCTAAATTAAAGAAAACTCAAATTGAGCTTTTAGTCCAAGAGGTACATGGTTACATACAAGGTATCGAAGATATTGCTATCGTGGGTCCCATACTAAAAGAACTTCTTGATGTCGGTGTCAAGAACGATGATAACTTATTAAAACTAGCAACCGTAATCCAACGTATCATGAGCAAACATCAAGTAGTTGATGATAGCGATGTTGGTTTATTAAGTGAAGATGAAAAAGAAGAATTGATGAATTCACTTGAAGATGCCGCGGCATCATTACAGAAAAAATCCGATGATATTGATATAAGTGAAATAAAAAAAAAGTATAAATCGTAATGTCTAACACTCACCCACAACGGTCAAATGTTCTTGGTCAGGTAAATTTAGATTCAGTACCTTTACCTGAATTTACATTTCATCATGGTCATGTAGAAAAGGTAGTATTGGAATCACAAGATTTGAATTCATTTGATTATCCCATACGTGGTGCACCATCCGATGTAAGTCAATGTATTCTTTTAAAACCAACTTATAGTGGACATTCTGACTTTAATTTACCATCAAATTATTTAAAAGGAATGTTCTTGGCTCAACCATTATTACGTGGTTTTGCTGATTCAATAGCTCGTGGTGATTCGGTAATCTATATGAACTTAGGTAGTAAGTTTTATTACTTAGGGCCAATAAACACTTTAAATAATCCAAATTATAGTCCTGATATATTACACCAATCAGATTTAAATCCAAATAGAGTAGTATTGGATGATAGAAAAGATAATAGTGATGGATACAATATAAATTTTATAAAAAGAGCAATCAATAGAATTACTAAAATAAAAAATATAATTTTAGATAGACCATATGATACTGGAATAGGAGATGTTGGTTCTGATGCTGAAATAGAATCAAATGTATCTGATTTAACTCTTGAAGGTAGACATGGTAATTCAATTCAACTTGGTTATAGATTTATAAATCCATACAGTATATTTAGAAATAATAGTTCAAGTGGAAATAATGGTTCTGTTTTAGGTATGTTATCATTAGGATCAATACCTGATTATTTCCCATCAACTGAAGTAGATGAAGAAGGAAATACAATACCTTATCAATTATCAGTAAATAAAGTAGTGAAAGAAACTGGCTATATTGGTTTTCCAATAAATGCTGGTAATGATAGTATTGGTGATGAAAATGTATTTAATATAAACTTTGGAGCAGTAGAGCCAACTCCAGAACAACAAACTGATTTTGATCAAATAATAATGTTTTCTGATAGGATAACATTTGATGCACAAAATAATGATTTTACAGTTTCAGCATTTCGTAATATTAACTTTGGAGCTGGTAAGAATTTAACAATAACGAATAAAGGGTTTTCAGTTATTGAATCAGAGAATATTTATATAGGAAAGGAAGCAAAGAATAAAGCTCAACCAATGGTATTGGGGGATGAGCTGAGAATATTATTATTGGATATTATGAATATATTACAAAATTCAAGAGCATTAGTACAGGGTGTACCTATTCCACTTGTTAAGCAGGATTCAAGTCCAATGCTTCCTGATATACAAAGGGTGATTGATACATTACAACCGAGAGAAGTTGATGATGAAACTAATACACCAATACCAGGACCAACAAAATTTTTAAGTCAATACCATTATGTAGAACAGAACGTTAGACAAAAAACAACACAGGAGTAAAAATGAAGTTATCTATTTTTAAGAAAATGATCAGAGATATAATAAGAGAAGAGTTAGATTATAAATTTGTTCGACTTAGTAAAGAGTTAAAAGAAGTAGTAGTTAAGAGTAATACTGTTGATCTAAATAAAGCTAGAACTCACACGACACAGGATACAAGTTTAAAAAACATGATGAATAATTCTCCCCGTACCGATACCAACATTACCACAACTACGAAAGGTGTTCCAGTACCAAAGACAAACAACAATGTTTTGAATTCTTTACTTGAAGAAACTGCTCAAACTGATGATTGGAAAACCGTTGAAGGTAAAGGTGAAGAAGCTCAATCCGTACAGGATAATACAGAAGCTCTACCTAACCATTTGGCAGAAGCATTAACTAAGGATTATTCCGAAATGTTAAAATCAGTAGAAGAAAAGGATAAATTTAAACGTGGGGCTTAAATCGGACATATTTGAAGCTTTAAAAACTAATATTGAACCTAATAATAAAGGTGAAAATTATGTCTTTGAAGATAACGGTAAGACAGATGCGTTGGCACAAGGTTTAACTGATGCAATAGTTAAATGGGTTAAGGCTCAAACTTTTACTGTAACTAAATTAAATGCAAGTCAAGGTGCTGTTCCTGCCGTTACACCGGTTGGACCTGGTACGATACCTATGATTACCGTTAAGATTGATGATCAAGGTCAAGGTGTTGATAATCCATTAGGTGGTGGTAAGGTAGAATCAATGCAAAGTAAAGTTCAATTAAAAAGAGCCGTAGAGGTATAGGATGCCAATACTTGATAAAAGAAAAAATCAATTCATTGAAGACAAAGATAAACGAGTAAGTGTTGGGATTGATTTCCCATTTGCACGTGTACCAAATCAAGATGGGTATTTCAAGACAACCAAAACTACTGTTGAGTCGATTAAAAATAATATAAAATTATTATTACAAACCGAACAGGGTGAAAGAGTTTTCCAACCGACATTGGGAATGAATTTAAAACGATTATTATTTGAGCAAATAACAGAAGATACTACAATAGAAATTGAAAATAACATTGTTGATACATTTGAAAGGTGGTTGCCATTTGTAGATTTACGAGATATACAAATCAATACCGATAACAACCAAGTAAATATAAACATAACATTCAGTATCAAAGGAACATCAGCTTCATTAGAAAGTGTTAGTGTGACACTCGGTGGTGTTGGGGGATAACAAATATGGCATATTCAGATAAACAAAAATTTAAACCAACGAATATCAATTACACGAGTAAGGATTTTTCTACGATTAAAGCTGATTTAATCGAATACACAAAGTCTTATTTTCCCAATACTTATAAAGACTTTAATGAAACATCTCCTGGTATGATGTTAATTGAATTAAGTAGTTATGTGGGTGATGTATTGTCTTATTATGTTGATTACAATTATAAGGAAAATGTATTATCAACAGCAACTGAAAAAAGAAATGTAAGACGATTAGCAGAATTTCTCGGGTATAAAACACCAAATAAAACACCATCAGTTGTTAAGTTAAAAGTAACGACAGATATTGGTTATGATGATGTTTCTGCAAGACCTCCAGATTTTAATAGTGTACCAAATCAGATTTCACCAGGATTACAAATTCAATCCAATATAGATAGTACATTATTGTTTGAAACTACTGGCGTCATTGACTTTAGTATATCGGGTTCTACACTTGATGAACCACCCATTAGCGCTCCAATTATAGGTACAGACGGCTTAACTACAGGTTATACATTAACCAGATATGTTCAAGCCATATCAGCTGAAACTAAAACAAAATCATTTACCATTACGAGTCCTACTAAATTTTTAGAATTAGATTTAGGTGAAGATAATGTGATTGAAATATTAAATTGCACGGATTCATCGGGAGAAAAGTGGTACGAGGTTGATTACCTTTCTCAGGAAAGAATTTTAAAAGAAACATATTATAATGATGCTGATTCAACCAGAGGAACTGGTTATGATCAAGGGGAAGGTATTACAGGTAATTCATTAATACCAATTCCCTATACATTGGATTATATCAATACAAATAAAAAGTTCGTAACTAATTTTGATGTGGATACGAATTCGACTAAATTAATGTTTGGTAATGGATTATATAAATACAACGTAACGGGTTCTTCTAATTCAAGTATATTTACAACGATAGAACAAGTCGGTTTAACTCTAAATGGAGATACATTTAGTTCAATTAATGCTCCTACAAATACTTTATTTGGAACGAATAATTTAAATATGGGTGAGACTCCAACCAATACAATTTTAACAGTTAAATATAGAGTAGGGGGCGGACCTGATTCAAATGCACAAGTTGGTGAATTGACCACTATAGCTGATGGAACTACGGGAATAACCGTAACGAATGATGAACCTGCAACTGGTGGAACTGATGGCCAAACCGTTGAAGAAATTCGACACAATGCCAAGGCATTTTTCTCTTCACAAAATAGATGTGTCACTCGACAAGATTATCAAGCCAGAATATTAAATCTTCCTGCTAAATTTGGTAATATTGCCAAGTGTTATGTGGAAAGACTTGATGATACTGGAGGATTGTTTGTAAGTACTTTATCGTATAATCAAAATAAACAATTAGTTCAAACTCCTGAATTAGTATTAAGTAACATAATGACTTATTTGAATCAATACAAAATGATAAACGACCAATTAGATTTTGGATTCCAGTTAGAAGGTAGTGGAGATACTTTATTTTCCGGTTACTTAATAAACTTTGGAGTTAAGTTTGAAGTGAATGCTGATAGAAGAGTTAATCCAACTGATGTAAAAATAGAAGTCATCAATACTATAAGGGATTTCTTTAAAGTAGAGAGAATGCAATTCAGACAATCAATCAATATGAATGATTTACAATACCATATATTAGGATTAGAGGGTGTGATTGGGATTAAAGAATTAAAACTTTTTCAAGTAGATGCATCTAGAAACATGACTAGTTATCAAGCAGATGGGGACGGTACTGGTGGTGAAAGTGGTTATGGATTTCATTATGAATTTGATGGTGCTGAAGAAAATGGAATTATAAGACCATCATTAACTCCAGCTGTATTTGAATTGAGAAATCCTAATCAAGATATATATGGGAAGGTAACATAATGCATAGATATTTTTTTACAACTAAAGATGCTTTTATTAATAGTGGTTCTAATTCAATTACAGGAGAAGATTACAAGGATAAGAATACTGGTCAAGATGAGATACTTGAATTAAAGAAAGTATTTAACAATAAAGACTTTAGTTATAATACAAGAGTATTAATTCAGTTTGATGTGGATGAAATTAATAACTATATAACTGCATCCAGTATACCAAGTAGTTATAAAACTAATTTAAGACTTTGGGAAACCAAGGGAACAAGTGGATTAAGTGAAACCTATACGATTGCTGCTTATCCATTAAGTCAATCGTGGGATGAGGGTGTTGGTAAAGAAGGTGATGTTCCAAAAACAACTGATGGTGTGAGTTGGGATTATAGAAAGAATAAAAATGGTGTTCAAACTCAATGGAATGATTATTCATCAAGTATATCCGCTAGTATTGTTTCAACTTTCACTAATATTTTCATAGGAAGTTCTTTTGGTGAGGGTAGTTATATACAGGCTGACGAGGTAACACAATCTTTTTCAGCTGAATCACCTGATTTAAATATAAACATAACTTCTATTGCTAAAAAATGGTTTAGTGGGGAGAATAATAATTATGGATTATTATTAAGACTATCAGGTAGTAGAGAACAATCAACTGGTAGTTTTGAAGATTTAAAATTCTTTTCAAGACAAACCAATACAATATATTCACCGAAGATTGAATTAAAGTGGGATGATCATTTACCAGCAACAGGCAGTAATACGGGTAGTTTGACGGCATTAGACCTTTCGGGCAATAGTGAGAACTACCTATACCCTATACACTTACGAGAAGCATATAAAGAAACGGAAAAGGTAAAGTTTAGGTTTGGTGCGAGAAAAAGATATATCGATAAGAGTTTCAGTACATCTGTACAAACCGTTAGTGGTAGTTATTTTGCTGAAGGTTCTGCATCGTATTCGATTATCGATATGGCAACCAATGAATCTATGGTGCCATTTAGTGCCTACACGACAATGAGTTGTGATACCGTGTCTCCATATTTTACACAAGACTTAAATGGTTTTGAACCGAATCGTGCGTATAAGATAATGATTAAAGTTAATCATAATGATGGACAAAAAATAATATACGATGACGATTTTGAATTTATCTTGAGGGTATAATTATGACACCCCCCATACCAGATCCCACAGTAGATAACGATATCGTACAGGATCAGAATCCAGATACCAAGGTATACCTTGGCACCAAGGTAGTTCCAGTTCCCATCGAAACCATTCAAGAAGTTAGAGAAATGGTAAGTGATTTATTTTACAAACTTTGGTTTGTTAAATATCCATTAACGGATGAGCAAATTTTATCAATGCAAACAACCATTCGTGATGGTAATGAACAAACTGGTAGAACAGAAGATGAGCCATTAGTATTTTATAAAAAAGATAGGAATACATTAGAGAATATAGAAGATTTACAGGATAGTCAAAGTGATGATTTTAAACTAATATGTCAGAATATTTTCGATAATGACATTACTGATAAAGAAACAATAGAAGGGATGTTTAATATTATTGAGCCGGATGAAGAACCTTATTCTGATGGTAATACATTACCACCTAATCAATTTTTAAGGCTTAAAAAATATATAATGCATTATAATGGTATAACAACTTCGGTTGATATAGTTATTGCCGAAGAGGTGATACGGTATGAAGCAATAATTCCTGATGACGATATTATAGTGAAAGATGAAACCGAAGAAACCACGGGGTAATAATTATGCCAGTGCAAAACATAGTGATTAAGGAAAGATATTTCATAAATGTATTAAATTTAAGTCAATTAACAAAACCCCAAGTTGGCACTAAAATAAATCCAGAAAAAGCTCGTGAAATATTGGATACCAATATATTTGAATTACTTCCAACTCAAACCACGAGACAAGATCAAATCAATGATTTCTTTAATGAGTTTAATGATTTAATTGGTCAGGTACCACAATTCGCTGATGTTGATGGGGATGGTGCCGGTGAGAAGATATTGAATAATGTAGCAGATAGAACATCTCGTATTGATTTGGGAGTCAATCCTAATGCTTATATTACTAGATTAAATAGGCATACTATTGAGGCTGCCCCAAATGGACCGGCTAATGTAGGTAAAACACTTGAGTCAATGCGAAACAAACTCAACACTTATTTAGGTGATGTTGATAATGTCGTTCAAGTCATAGAAGATCAACGACCTGAGTATGAAAATAAATCAAGTGGGTTTTTAAAAATAAGAAAACCAAATCAAGCCATTATATTAAGAAACTCAAACAACCTACTGGAATTTCAGAAAACCGCAGGTCCAGGTCCTTCATTTCTAACAGTTGGTTTTACAATAACCATGTGGGTTAGGTTTGTTGGAAAAACTGGCAGAGGTACTTTGTTTAATTTTGCAAATCCCACATCAACTGAAAGTCCATATGGATTTAGATTAGAAACCATTACACGAGAAGATGATGGTGTATATAGAAGAATGGTTAGGTTGGTTGTTCGAGGCAATCGTTCCGCTGGCAATGATATGGGTAACCTATACGATAGTCATTTCGGTACTCAGGATGTTGACCGACACGATACGGTTTCAACGGGAACAGTATTATATGGTGATGAGAACATTAGTTTAAATGCATTTAATGCCCACACACAAATACCAACTGATGATTTAAACGAATGGTTTTTTATTTGTGCAACTTATAATCCAACAATAATGGAAGAATGGACATTTAATCAACAAGCCCAATGGGCAGAAGTACCAAATTATCTTCGTGACAAACAAGTTTGGTTAAATCATAGAGAGTTAAATAATACTTTAGCAGCAAGTACACAATATGGTGCAAAATGTAAAGTCGAGGTAATAAGTCGTAGTGATTTATTAAGAGCTCGTGGATATAAAGTTGGTTCGTTGGGAGTTAATGTAAAGGAAGAAACCACAGTGACAACAGACGATGAAAATCAACAGGATCAAGGGCAAGGTGCTAATTAAACATCATGGCCAAGTTTACAAAAGCTGATGAGATAACGGTCCCACAATCAGTAGGATATTATACTGATGGTAACCCTGATGCATCTGAAGTATTACAAGTATTTCAACCTCATCAAGGTCGTGATTTACTTTATAAAAACCCTAATTTCCACTCCGGTAGTACTGAAATTTCTCAAAGTAATGATAGAAGAATACCACTCGGAACATACACGCTAAATAATCGTGACTTTTGGGAAAACAATAATTTTAATGAATCTACATTTCAATCTTATTTAAAAGATGACCTAGAAACATTAGAAACTGTTGTTCTACCTACGCTAGATGGGGATATAGTAGATAGAAAGTCGTTACTATCTAATATATCACCTAACTTTAATTATTCTATTGATGCTTTACCATTTGTAATTAATCCAAACAATGATGATATAATACATTTAGATAGATATTATGATAAAAACATAAATGGAATGGTATTAGATTGGCAAGGAAATCCCATCCAAACAACATACAAAGAAGCGTATGAATTAGCAATAGAAGGTAAGATAAATTATTATCTTCAACCTAGAATCGATGGTAGACTTGAACAAGGTAACATCGATATCTTTTCCGAAAGAAATAGATTTACTGGTGGTGGTGGTAAAAATAGATTTGACTTTTATATTTCAGATGATGATAGAGGGTATTATTTATTTAAATTAAATTGGGGAGATGGTACTGAAATAGAATATAAGGATGAACCAAAACTATTAGAAAGTACTGTTTTATTTGAGCACTTTTATGAAAAACCTGGATTCTATTCTATAACAGGAATAGTTTATGTTTATGATAATAGTAATATACAAAACTATGAAAAATTTCAAACCAATATATTATTAAATCCATCTTCAAATTATGAATTGAATTTACATGATTATAGTAATTTTGCCTCAATCGGTGGTATCAACAAAGACTCAGCATTTGTAAAATCACTATATAATATGGTTGGTATAAATCCATTGAATCAAGATCCTGAAAGAGCAAGTGGAGAAGTAATAGAAAAATTAAATACACTTGATAAATTACAAATATTAAACGTATTGGGCAAAGTCGATTATAGTATATTAAATGATAGTTTATTAAGTATAGTATCACCGTATCAAGGTGAGATTGATGGGGTCAATTCTACATATTTGGGTTGTACGAATGTATCTGCTTCTAATTACAATTCGAATGCTACTGTAGATGATGGGTCTTGTGTTTACGTAAGAACCGGAACTATTAATATTGATATCCCCTTCGGTTTATCATTTAATACTACCATTGAAGTGGACGTACTAGGTGCAGGTACTGAAGACCAGACACTTACGTTTGGTGACGATACTGAAGTGTCATTTGAGTTTGATGTACGAACTTCAATATCTATATTGTTAAAAAATCAACTTTCGGCATCAAATGATTCATATGAATTAAGTGATTCTAATGATTATTTTTTTGATGGGTGGGTATTTAATACCAATGATCTCATCCAGCCGGATGAAGCTAGCCCAAGTCGCTTTCGTGAACAAATGGTCGGTGATATTAAAAATAATTTTGAATTGACTATGCAGTTTAGTTATGTGGATGATACGCCACCACTTCCACCAAGATCGGCCGAAGTTCACAATACGGAAACCGATGGGAGTGTTCCAGTTGGACAAATATTATGTGTTATACGACCATCACAATCACTTGATGTCAACCGATATGAAGTTTATAGAACATATATTAATCTTGACCAACCAACTGTTGTAGATTTAATTAATACTATTCACCCAGCTGAGTTAGACGATCCCTTGAATATTGTATACAACTACTATGATGAAGGTCCATTTGAACACAGAGATTACATTTATTCGATAGTGACATATGACGAAAATGACAATGAGACAGTAACGGAAATGCTTAACCCAAATAACAGTGATAATAATACGATACGACCTATATTCGATCTTAGTGTAGAACCAAATGACGTAACTGGATTTTCTGTACAACATATTGAAGGTAACATACTTAGATTTACATGGGATCAAGTGAATTTATATGATGTTGGTATTGATAATGATTTTGGTCATTTTGAACTTGAAATTGATAATGAAAATGGGGAGACATATACTTACAATTATTCTGGTAGTTTCGGTGATGATACAATAATACCAAGTTCATTCGACTTTGATGCATCAGAGATTGGTAGTTTATTCAGGTATTTAGGTGGTGGTGTTATTAATAATAATTTACAACCATCATCCAATAATGTAAATCCAGATGAGCCACTTTTATGGAATGCTAGGATAAAAGTATATGATGGTGATGTATCCGGTAATAATAGCAGTGGCTGGACTTATGTGAATTCAATTCAACCATCAAGACTTATTGATCCTTTTGGAACTGTAAAACTTTCAATATTTGTAAACGAAGCACACGGTACAATAAGTGTAAATGACCCTGATGAAATTGAGCGGTGGGGGGTTTATACCATACTTTTAACTCCATTTTTAAATCACGATATTATTGTATCAAGTAATTTAGGATGGTTGTTTGGAAATATTGAACCATATGGACCCGATGATGGTTTTACAGATTATATAGTATATGATGAAAATTCAAACAATCAAACAATATCAATATCAGAACTGGATACTGACAAAGAGGGAACTTTAAGAGTTAATTGGATAGAACTTGATGAACAATCGGTGATATCGTTTCCAAATAATGATTCATTAGTATTTGATGGATATTTTGTAGAACCATATGTGCTTGGTTCACCAAATGAAAAAGTTGAAATACCATTTACTTGGGATTTATCACTACTTTATGACTCAGAGTACCCTGAGAATGGCCATCTTGCAGCTGGTGAAGAATTACAGGTTAGATTAACTTATATATATGATGGGGATGCAATTTCACCTGGATATCAAGCATTAGCTCAAATGTTTGGTGGACTTGAGAGTATTATAACTATCGATTGGGATGAAAATAATTTATCTGGTACAAGTACTATGGTTGTTAATTATGTAGAGGATGGTGATGACCTATTGGAATCTTTTGTGAATTTCATGGGGACGACTATTTATCCAGAAGCTCATAGATTGACATTTTGGAAAACTAACGATGCTGGAATGATGAGTCCATTTGGAACATCAGGAACATTAAGTGGTCCTACGGTTTATGGTTCACCTGAGATTCAGTTTAATAGAGCAACACTTGGTTGTACTGATAATACGGCTTCAAATTACAATCCAAATGCTTCTGGATCAGATGGAAGTTGTCTCTACTAATGAATAATAATTATACTATTGGTGCTGTTTTTCACGATGACTTTTAAGGATAAGTACTATGTCAACAATACATAACGGATTTATAGATAAACGATTTCGCGACTCATTCAAGGATACGGATTTGAATGATGTAGATATTGCTACGACTAAAATGTACAAAGGTGTTAAACCAATGTGGCAACAATTGGGATTTGTACCTGAAGATCAAAATATTAATCCATATGATAATCCCGATCATAAATTGTATTGGCAAAATATAATACCAAAACATTATAAATTCACATCACAACACATAGATGGAATTTTGGAATCGTTTGTAAGTTCAGGATCCGCTATAGATGGCTCAAAAATTCCAAGAACATCTTATTGGAAAATACTTATAGACGAAGTGTCTACGCAATCGTGGCGGGGGCTAAACCCAAAAACAAATAATAAACTTTATTATTATCCTGAACTCCCAAGCCTGGACAAATTTGGAAATTTTACAAATAATTTTGCACCTGGCTCAAAATTTTATGGTGGAAAAATAACTTGGGACGGCCCTGATGATAGTGCTCCAATAACAAATTTAAATGAACAAGATAATAATTTAATTTTAAATATTGATTTCGACCAAACCACTACGGATGATTTGATTGATAAGACAAATTTAAGTAAAATTCATTATAATCAAGATTTTCAAGTATCTCTTAGTGATGATTTAAGATTAAAAACAGATACATTAATTATACCTGATGGTATAGAAAAGAATAATTCAGAACAGGCATTTTAATGGCTTATAATAAATACGATAATTACCCATCATTGAAAATGCCTGGTGTTTATCCAGAGACTGGATCCAACATCACGGTGGAAGATGGAATAAAATTATTAGGGTTAGATAATGATAATTTAAAACAGTTATCACTAGGAAACTGGAATTCAATTGTAAGTGATGCTAAAGTGATTACTACGAACACAGGACGTCTACATCAAAACCTAAAGGGTAGAGAAGTGTATGTTGAATCAGTTAATAGAACAAATATGGACGACTGGAAATCGAATAACACGGGTCTTAGTTCTATTACGTATTCTAAAGATGGTGACGGAGATATCATAGTCGGTAGTATCGTAGAGTTAGGCCGGTGGAGACCCACCCTACCCACCATTCCAACGCCAAATTCTCAAGGTGAATACACCCCAGCCCAAAATGAAGACATAAGACTAGCCAACATTGAATGGTGGAATTACCATCTGTCAATTTTCCAAGCTTGGTATACGAGCTCAATTGAATATCCTGAAGGTAACTATGACCCAGATGAGTCTGAACCCATAGATCCAAATTGGCCATCACCACAATTTATATCACAATCAGTAGGGAGCAGGATATTAAATTCAACGTCTGCATTTATAAAAGAAAGAGTTGATGAAGAAACCGCACCCCTTGTATTTGAATTTGATAGCGGTGATGTGGAGTTGACTTATGAGAAGGATTTAGGGGATGATAAATATGAACTTTTTTTCCCATCTTCATTTATTTTTAAAAGTCCAGATACCGATAGTAGTCATACTGTAGGAAACATGACTCGTCCACCAAACGCAAGTAATTCTGGATTTTGGGAACTTGATATGGCTGCAGCATCTTCTGCATCAGCTGCCCATTTGGTTTCATTAGGTGCACCACATTTTACTTATAATATTCAAATCTTGCAAATCTTACCTAACCTTGGGTTGGTTCCAGAAACCTACTTTTCAGTTAACGCTAAAAGTGAAAATGGTAAAAGACATTTTTTATACTATAGGGGAATAGATGATGCATCATTGATTGATACAACTTACCCTGTAAAAGTTGAACTAAATTTGAACTTATATGACCCACCTGATGATTTTGATAATGGCTTAACCCATATGGATGAAAATGCTACATATGATATTTTTTATAAAAACCCTGATTCCATCACGGATGCGGATATTATAGAGAGTCAGATTCTGCCAATATCTTCTTCGGCATATTTGGTGAATAATAATCATTTTACTTATCAGGTAATTCAATGGGGTGATGAGAAAAGTTTATTAAGTGATGAGCAGATAAAAGAATCATATTTTTTTAACTTATATGATATGGAAGATAGTCCAGAAGATGATAATTATAATTTAAAAAAATTCATATTATCAGAAGTTGAATACTCACAGCCAATAGAAGAGTCGGTATATCATACATATAATGACCCTGGTGTGAAATCCATAAAAATAATTGTTTGTAAATATGATAAACGGAAATTCTTTTTATATCAAACTTATCTTGTGACTAAAAACATTGTAATAAACGATGGTAATTTATTAAGTCAAGACTTTTCAATATTTGGTGGAACTGATTTTAATTTTTTACCGATGAAAACCTTTTACGAACACCACGTCGATGAAAGACAATTCACCGGCCAGGTCCAATATGTTGTAACTAGTGGTGAAATAAACCAAAAATCTAGTTTTGTTATATCTTCTTATGATGGGTTTTTTATCCAACCTCTATCTGGATATAGTATTAATATTACAGATAATAATACAAATACTATATCAACAACAATATCAGGATCTTGGACAAACGCATACACAGGAGATACTACAATCATAGTAAATTCTGGGTTCAGTAGTGGGATTTATATGGGTGAATATCCTTTCACTATGAGTTATGACCAAGATGTTGCAGTAGAAATACCATTACAGGCAACAATTGGTGGATTAGATGAAGATTCTAAATACAATAATTCAGTAGAGAGAATAAAAAAAGATGATAACTTTATTCAAGATGATTATTTAGAAAGAGCATCCAGTAGAGACTTTATTGATAATTTTAATAAAGGATTATATGGTGAAACACCAGGTCAATTGGATTTATCCATAACTCGTATGTATAAAAAACCACTTGATATTTATGATTTCATAACGAATGATAAACAATCAATCGTGGATAATAATTTTAACATTAATACTTTACCAATCAATAGTTCTGCTACCGACATATTTATAAGTAATGAAGATTGTATTGTTGATTTAAATCCACAAGATATAGAGTATTTATCAATACAAAACAAAACAGGAATTCCAGATAAGGCAATTCTAATAGGGGATTATAAAGTAAATCAACCTAAAGATGGTAAAGTACAAAGGCAAGGTGTAATGCAAACTCCAAGGATAGAAGAGAATACAGATAAACAGGCATTTTAATGGAAATATTAAAACAATATAACGAAGATACACTAGAATTAATATCGGATGGTCAATCATACTTACTTCCGGATTTTGAGTCTAATATTCATATAATTAAACTATCTGTGTTTTCTGATGTAGGTTCTTTTTTAGAAAATGACGATTTAGAACAAGATTTAGATTTTTATATATCGAATGGACAAATATTTTTAAAACCAAATGAGTACTTAGATAGAACTGGTTTTTCTGAAAACAATTATAATTTACAATTTGATTTTATTACTAGATTCACCACCGACACGGATGATTTTTATATTTCAGAAATATCACCAAGTAGAAAAGAAATAAGATTATCTTTAGGGTCAACTAGTACAATTTCAGACGGAATAAAAGATGAAGTATTGCAATTCCTAAATGAAGATACGGACGCTTATAATTTCAATTCCTTTTTAGAATTAAGTCAAGGTAGATTAATTCCAATTAATGGTTATGCTTTTGATATCATAACTAATGAAAAACGAACTTTAATATTAAAATTAAATCAACCATTACCAAATAATATTTCTACTTTAAGTAAAGATTTTAGAATTGTTAATAAATTTTTATCATCACAAACAGAAACAATATTTTTTATAGATAGAGAAAAATTAGCAATATCCGGATTGGGATTAGACATTGATGAAGGATATTCTACCGAAGACACCACAATTATCGATGACTATTTAAATTATAACGCCATAACGGGTTCATCTGGTACTAATATTATTAATGAATTACAACGTCAAAAGAAAGATATAAATCTAAATATTGATTATAGTAAATTTTCAAATCACACTTTCTTTGGTTCTGCTGAATCCAGATTAAAAAACTTTAAAACCAAGGCAGTTAAACTCGAAGGCCTATATAGTCAAATAAGTTCTTCATTACCAAATGCAAG